TCAGGGTGCGACGGACAGCGTGGCCCACAGGCCCGGCCCGTAGCTGCCCGAGACCTGCGCGACCTCGACCTCGACCAGGCCTGAAACACCGTCGCCCGATTGCATCGCCGCAGTATAGGTGAAGGCCGGCGCGCTCAGCGAGACCTCGCGCAGCAAGGTCCCGCCCTGACGGATGCGCAGGAGATAGGCCTCGACCTCCTCGCCCAGCGGCACGTCGGGGGCGTCCCAGCCATCGCCCGCGACGCGGGTTCGGCGGATCCAAGTCAACGACAAGTCACCGCCCGAGCGTTTGGCGGTCAGATGCGCCGGCGCATAGGGGCGCTGGCCGTTGCCCGCAAAGGTCTGGGTGCTTTCGACATAGATCGGGTCGTCATAGGCCAGCGCCGCCGGACCGACGCGCCAACGCCGGGCAACCCCGCGGGTCGAGGCCGGCAGGTCCAGCTGCTCCGGCGCGCCATCCATCAGGACGACGACGGCACCGGGTGCCCAGGCCTGCGGGATCAACGGCTCGGTCCCGAACTGACCGCGCAGCAAATCCTGCAGGCGCCAGACGCCGGGTTCGATCAGCGTGGCCGATTGGTACTGGAACAATTCCCAGCCATCCCCGGTCGAGATCGCCGCGAGGTTCTTGCCGTCCAAGAGTTCGGCCTCGGCAATCGAGGCGGGACCGACCGAGGCCGGGAAGCGCACCTCGACCCCGGCCCCACGTTGCAGCAGCGAGGGGGTTGCGGCGTCCAGCGCAGTCCGCGTCTCGCCCACGCTGGCGCGCAGGCCGATGAGCGTGTTCAAGGCAAAGCTGCCCTCGCTCGCCGGTGCGTCATAGACGGCGATCACGCCCGGCCAAGGCGTCCCGGTCACGGCCAGATGCGGCGCATGCGGGATCTCATCGCCCCGCATCAGCGGCAGATCCATCCAAAGGGGCAGCACGGGCACCGGACCGTCATAGCCCCCGACCAGTGGCAAGTCGTCCGAAGCGTCGCGATGGCGGTAGAGGCCGGGCTCGATCCGAACGGCGTCGAAGGCGCGGGCGCCGGTCAGCTCCATGCGGTCGATCCGGTAGTGCCGCGTGCCATCGCCCTGCGGCAGGGTGACGATATCGCCCACCCCCAGATCCGAGGACATCGGCAGGCCGAACCGGGCGGTATCGCGGCCGATCCGCGCCTCGGTCAGCCAACGTTTCACCGCCGTGCGGGCCTCGCCCCGCGTGAGGCCCATCGGCAACTCGCTGGTGGCTGCATCGCCCGCGGGGTCTTCCGGATGGACGGCTTCGGCCGAGCGGATCTCGAAGCTGCCCTCGGCCTCGACATAGGACAATCGCACGCGGCCCGCCGTTTCCGGGTCCGGGGCGCGGGTCAGTTCCAGATCGCCTCCCTCCCGCGCGACGAGCGTCGCGGGGTCCAGCGTCACCGCCGCCCGTCCGGTGCGCATGCGGAAAATGAGCTGCCCGTCACGCTCTAGCGCCTCGAAGCCATGGGCGAGCATCAACGGTTGCAGGGCCGCGCGCCCGGTCGCCGTCGAGGCCACGGTATAGCCGCGGACCACGCCGTACAGGTGGCTCACATCATAGCCGGTGATCCCGGCGGCATCGCAAATCTCGGCCACAACGGCGGCCAGCGGCTGGCTGGCGGACCGGCCGGTCAGCCAGTGGCCGCGCGTCCAGTTCTCGCCGTCCGACCACGTCCCGGTCAGGGCCGGGAACCAAGGCCAGGGCCGCGCATCCCACGCCCAGGCATGGCTGCGAGACCAGTCGACCATCGGACCGCCGTAATACTCCGACACCGGGTTGTTGGCCGGATCGGTCCAGAAACCGTGCATCGCCCGCAGGTATTGCATCTGCATCAGGTCGTCGCGCACGCCGGTGGAATAATAGGGCGCGAAGCTCTCTGAAGACTTGGGGTCGAGGAAGACGTTGGGCTGGTTCGCGCCCTTGTCGATCGCCGCGCAGCCGTATTCGGTGAACCACACGGGCTTGGAGCGCGGCAGCCATTCGGTGGCGTCGTCCTGCTTCACGCCGCCAAGACGCTCGGTATGGGAATTCTCCCACCACGCGCGCAGGTCCTTGTAGCGCCAGATCCAGGGTTCGGCCTCGCCCTCATCGGTGATCGGCGTGCGCAGCTGGGCGTCGCGGTTCTGCGGCGTCTCGTAGTACCAATCAAAGCCCTCGCCCGCGGCGACGTTGCCCGCGAGGTAATCGAGGTCATAGATATCGCGGAAACCGGCCTGCCAATCGGCATGCGCCTCGCCCTCGCGCCAATCGGCGAGCGGCATGTAATTATCGATGCCGATGACGTCGAGGTCATCGTCCGACCACAGGGGATCGAGGTGGAAATAGCGGTTCCCCTCTCCGGCGTCATAGCCGAAATACTCTGACCAATCGGCGGCGTAGACCAGCTTGACCGAGGCCCCGAGGATCGTACGGACCTCGCGCAACAACTCGATCAGCGCGGCGACGGCGGGGAAGCTGTCCCCCGCGCCGCGGATCTGGGTCAGGCTGCGCATTTCCGAGCCGATGCAGAACGCCTCGACTCCGTCAGACGCCGCGCAGAGCGCCGCGTAATGCAGGATGAAGCGCCTGTAGGACCATTCCGCGGGGCCGGAATAGTTGACCGCGCCCGGCATGACGGTGAAATCCGAGGCTTGCGCGGTGCCGAAGAAGGCCGCGACCTCGGCCTCGGCTGCTGCCGTGCGGTCGGTCGTTCCGGCCTGGCCGGGCGCCTTGGATGTGGTGATCCGGCCCCGCCATGGCAGCGCGGGCTGGTCGTCGGCCTCCGACCACGGATCCGGCAGGCCGTTGCCCGCCAGTTGCTCCATCAGCAGGAAGGGATAGAAGACCACCGCCTGCCCCGCCGCGTTCATGGCCGCAATCGCTTCCAGAACCGAAGCGTCATCGGGCGTGCCGCCATAGACCGGGCGGTCGGACACCTGTGCCACCACCTCTGCCGTGCTGCGATCCAGACCCGCGACGCTCCACGGCTGGCCGGGGTTGTCACGCTCGGCACTTTCGACCTTGGGGCGGATCTGGCAGTCACCACAGCGCAGATCGTCCCCGAACCACGAGGCGATCAGCAAACCGGACTGCACGTTCGGCAATTCCGCCTGAAGGGCATTCAACGAGGTGGTGAAGTCGCTGAAACCCGACGGCGTATGCACGTTGACCGAGGCATCCTGCGTGGCCTCGATGACGGAGAAGTCGTCAATGAACACATCCGTCTGGTTGCCCGAGACATGCCCTTTCGTCGTCGCCAGCGCGTATTCCCCCGCGCCGGGCAACCACGCCACCCCCTGCACCGCGTCTTGTAACGTGGTGACGCTCTCCGTCTGGGCCGCGCGTATCACCTCGAAGGCGAAGTTCGGCAGGCGGTTGCCGAACGGGCCGAGGTCCAGATCCTCAATCACCACATAGGCCGTGCCGCGATAGGCGGGCGCCGACGCTTCGCCCTCGACCGCAAGGATCTTGGGATCGGGCGACTGGTCCAGGCTGCCAGTGTAGACGCGCAGGTTCAGATCGGCCGAGGCGATCTCGTCGCCATAGGCCCAGATCCGCCCGATGCCGCCGATCTCGCCCTCGCACAGCGCGATGGCCACACTGACGATATAGCGCGACTCCTCGGTGATGCGCGGACCACCCTTGCGTTGGGACGAGGCACCCGGGATTTCCTCGAATCGCGACGCCCAGATGACGTGGCCCGCGGTGCGGACCCGGCCCCAGACGCGCGGCAAGGCCACGCCCTCGCCGGCACCGGTGATCTGCAGCCGTTGGATGCGACCGGTCTCGACCGCGCCCGAGCCTGATCCCAGCAGGCGCTGATCGATGAGACGGCCGAGGGTCGCCCCCACGGCCCGGCCAATCACCATGCCGGACAGGCCCAGGATCGCGCCGCCGAAATTCGCGCCGATCGCCGCGCCGGCACTGGAGAGAAGAAGCGTCGCCATCCGTGGGCTCCTTGTTTGGATCGGGGTTCAGATCAGGTCGAAGCGCGCCACGATCCGGCGCGCCCAGGGGCGGCTCAGCGGGCTCTCGACGACCCCGTGGCCGCTGTAGGCATGGATGAAGCGCGGGCTTGGCCCAGCCTCGGACAGAACGCCCAGATGCTTCGCGACCGCCCCCGCGCGCATGCGGAAAAGCACGATGTCACCCGGCTGCTCGGCGCTGTCCGCAGGACGCAAATGCCGCGCGAGCGCTTGCCAAAGCGCCTCGTCGCCGCGGCATTCCGCCCAATCGGGGCCATAGGCCGGCAGCGCCTCGGGCTCGGCGCCATGGTGCGCGCGCCACAGGCCCCGGATCAGCCCCAGACAATCGCACCCCGCCCCTTTGACCGAGGCCTGATGCCGATAGGGCGTGCCGATCCAGCCCCGAGCCTCGGCCACCAGAGCCGCGCGTTGCTCACTCATGGGTCAGGCTGCCGCCCGTGTTCCCGCCATTCACACGCGGTGAGGCCTGCAGCCAGTCCTCGCCCGGAACATGCGGGAAGCCCTGAAAATTCAGCTGGTTGAGGAACTTTAACCGGCAGGTGGCGAAACGCTTGTCGCACCCTGCCTCCAATCGCACCAGATCCCCCGCCGCGGGCTCAAACCCCGGCCTGGACCACAGGTGAAGCCGTCGCGCAGCAGCCCGACCTTCTTCACGGCGGATGGACACCGCCTGCCCCTCGGCAGCCCCCGTCAGGAAGCGCGCGGTGCCATCGACGAACCAAGCGGCGGTGAATTCGGGTAGCAGATCCACGTCGATCACCGCCCCGCCGTCTTCCACCGCCAGCAGCGGCACCTCGGCCGAGAAGCCCGGCTGCGACAGATCGAAACCGCAACGCGCATCGCCCAAGACTGCCGGACAGAGCGCGCCGAACACCCGCCCGCCCGACTTGGACAGCGGTTCCGTGAGGCCCCGCAGCTCTGCCCGGAAGGCGCCGCCCGCGCGGGTGATCTCGCCCAAGGTGCCGCGAAACAGCAGGCGGCGGGCATCGGGGTCGGCCCAGTCGACCTCCCAAATCACCAGCCCCGCGTTGTCATAGAGGCCCGCAAGGATGTCCCCCTCGGTCAGCGCCGCATCCGACAGCGCGCCCGAGGCCTCGGTGTTGTCCACCGCCAGCCCAGTGCCCTGCGTGATCGCGCTCGCGCTCATGCCGGTGCCGGCGCGGAAGGTCAGGCCCTCGAAGCTAAGATCGCGGTCATGGTCGGTGAAGCCCAGCACCGTGCCATCCTCGCGCGTCAGCGCCCAGGCGCGGGCGCGGGTCGTGGTCAGATCGTTCATTGCCGCACCTCGATCACCGGGACCTTGGGCACGTCGCCCGCCTGGAACGAGGCCACCGAGACCTGTACGAGGTCGGTGTCAAACCGCACCGGCACGTCGAATTCGCAGCCGATTGTCACCTCGGCGCCCACACCCGGCGGCGCGACCAAGGTCACAAGGCCTGTGGTCAGGTCGACCGACCACGCAAGCCCCTCAACCAGCTCGGTCCCGGCCACGGCGACGCGCACCGTGCCGTCGACCGGCTTCGCGATCACCCGCGCCGAAGCCCAGTCGCCCGAGCGATAGGTCTTCGCCAACTGAAACACGGTCTTGGCCCCGTCGCCAAAACCCAGCGACTGGTCCAGCGCTGTGACCTCGCCCGAGGCGCGGCAGGTCTTGAAGTCGGCCCAGTCCTTCCAGCGGAAGCCGTGCAGCATGCCCTGCCGCGCCTCGAAGAAGGCGATCAGCCGCTCCACATCATCGAGCGAGCGCAGTCCCAGCCCCGCGTCATAGCGCCGGCGCGCCTGCGCCCAGGGGGTGTTGCGCTCCTCATGGCCATTGGCCAGCGTGACGATCTCGGTCCGGCGCTCAGGCCCGCCGAGCGAGCCGAAGCTCAGGTTCGCGGGAAAGCGGATCTCGTGGAAAGCCATGTCAGTAGTTCCTTTGCCCCTGTGCGAGGAGCCGCTGCATTTGCGCGGCGATCTGGCTCTGGCTGCGCTGGAAGCCGGCGACATCGGGCGTGGTCACGTTGATGGTGACATTGGCGCTGCGGCCGCCCGCGCCCCGCACGCCCAGCTTGCCATCGGCGCCGCGAGCGAGGGGCAGGATCGCCTCGGGCCCCGCCTCACCCATCAGGCCGGTGCCGCCTCGCATCGGGAAGGTCACGGGCGAGGACACCACGCCGCCCTGCGCGAAGGGCATCACCCGCCCCTGCGCGAAACTCGCGCCATTGGCAAAGGGCAGAACCGAGTTCATCACGCCCCCCAGAACCGAGGACAAAGCCCCCCCGACCGCGTTGTGCACCGGCCGCATCGCCGCCGCGTAGATCGCGTTCGAAATGGACCGCCCGAGGCCCTGCATCGCATCCGACAACCGCTGGCCATCGAAGATCACCCCGTCAAACGCCCGGCGCAGACCGGAGCCGAGGCCGCGCGACAGCCCAGCCATCTCGCGGTTGGTCTCACCGAGGCTGCGGCCCATGTCGGCGAGACTGGAATCGAAGCCCGCCACCCGGTCCGAGGTCGCCCCGATCTGTGTCTCCAGCGCCGCCAGCTGTGCGTTCAACTCGTCCAGATTGGCCATTGCCGCCCCCCTTCGCCGCCCCTTTGTCAGGAAAGCGACCCATGAGCGCATCGAGACGCGCTCGCGTTAACCCGGGCCGGGCCGCACCGTCGCGCCCCAGCATGATCATCAACTCGGCCGGGGTGAGCGCCCAGAACTCGGCCGGACGGAGGCCCAGCCCATGCAGTCCCGCGCGCATCAGCCCCGGCCAGTCCAGCGCGCCCACCCCCCGCGTCATGCCGCGTCCTCGCCCGGCAAGGCGAAGGCCCGTGCGAGCAGCAGACCCGCCACCCGCGCACCCTCGATGGGCCCGCCGGCGATCTCGCCGCCGACAAGGGCCGAGGCCGCAACCGCATGCCCACCGCCATGGAGCCCCGCCAGCAGCACCGCTAGGACGTCCTTTGCCCGGAACCGCCCGGCTTCGAACCGCTCGACCAGTGCGACGAGGCTGTCAGCGCCCAGCGCCTCCTCCAGCTCGGCCAGCGCGCCCAGCGTCAGCTTCAGCACTAGCCGCTCGCCATCGAGCGTGAGCGCCACCTCGCCCGCCATCGGATTGGCCATCAGACCGGCTCTCCGCTCGGCTCCTCCTCGGGCGGCTGGTCGCCGCCATCGCCGAGGTAATCCTCAGGGTCCGCGGCGAGCGGCGTCACCGCCACGAAGGCCAGCGCGCCGGCCGAGGCCATCGACATCTCGAACGTCGCCTCGCCGTTGTAACTGCCGGCGTATTCCAGCGACGTGATCTGGAACGGGCCCTCGACGGTGCCGAAATCCGGGATCACCACCTGGAAATCCGGGATCTCGCCGTTGAAGAACACCGCCCGGGCACGCTCGTCCGTGGCCTCGTCGCGGAACACGCCCGAGCCCGACAGCGAGGCCGCCTTCACGCCCGCGCCCGCCAGCAATTCGCGCCAGCCTCCGGTGCTGTCGAGGCTCGTCACATCGACCGTCTCGGCGTTGAAGCTCACCCGCGTGGCGCGCAGGCCCGCGATGGTCTCGAACTGACCGGCGCCGGTCATGTCCATCTTGATCAGAAGATCCTTGCCGCTCTGCACAGCCATGAGCTTGCTCCTTTGAGTGTCAGATTTCGACGCGCACGCGGAAGCGCAGGTCGATGCGCCTGAGCGCATTGCCCTCGGCGCGGCGCGCCTGGGCCTGGTGGAACCAGATCGCCACGACCCGTCCCGTGGACAGTACGGGCGTCGCGTCGGGCAAAAGCGCACCGATGCGGGCGCTCGCGGCCTTGGCAGTGGCGAAACCGGCAGCATCCGAGACGACCTGCACCAGCACGCGATGCTCGGCGCCGGGGCCGGTCACGTCCGAGCGGTCGATCACATCCTCCTCGCCGAGCACGACATAGGTTCCCTGCGGCGTCGCGGGCGGCGGCGCGTCGAAGATCCCGCCGGGCACGAGGCCCGCAAGCGTCGGATCGCCCGTGAGCAGGTCATAGAGCGCGGTCTGCAGCGCGGCGGCGGTCTGGTAGCTCATGCCGGCACCTCCTCGCGCGCGTGGCAGACGAGGTAGGCCCCCGCCGGATCGGCCTCGCTGACCGCGAGGATGGTGAAAATGCGGGCGCCCTCGGTCAGGCGCTGATCGGGGCGCGGGCGCTGCGGGCTGCCCTGGGGCGCGGCGCGCAGGAAGACGCGGAACAGCATCCGCCCCTCGGGCGCAATGAGGCCCCGCCGTTCGCTGCCCGAGCCCGCGCGCAGCTCGCACCACAGCGTGCCCAAGGCGTCCCAGCTGGTCGAGTAGCCGCCCGCGCCATCGGGAGTGGTGACGGCTTCCTCCAGCACCATCGGCCGGTTCAGCGCATAGGCCATCAGCGATGCCCCCCGGCGGTCACCCGCACCGGCGCCCAGCGCTGCAGCAGCGCGGCAATCGGCCCGTCGATGGGCTCGGCCCCGGTGCGGCCATCGTAGAATTGCGCGGCCAGCCGCAGGACCGCCTGTTTCAGATCGTCCGGCACCGCATCCCAGCTCGCGCCGAAGCCCGCCGTGAAGGCGATCTCGACCCTTCCGTTTGTCGGCACGCCCGGCAGAACGGCGCCCGTGGCGAGGATCTGCGGGCGGTGACGATCCACCACCAGCCGCCACGCGGTCGCCGGGGCCTCGGTCTCGGTCCCCTCGACATCGACCAGCGTGACCGAGGCCACGGCGGTCACCGGCGCGACCGGGATCGCCTGCGCATCGGGCCAGCGCCAGCCGAGCAACGTCAGCCGGAAATCACGCGAGATCAGCGCCTTGCCGATCCGCCCTTCGATCAGCGCGATGGCACCGCGCAGGTGTTGCACCAGCAGCGCATCCCCGCTCGCGTCGTCGGCAAAGCCGGTGCCCAGCCGCAGATGCGCGCGGAAGGCGGCGACCGGCAGATCCTCGTCCGCCACCACGCTCGTCTCAATCAGGTCCATGCTTGCCTCCTGAAAACTCTCATCCGGCGGGATCGGCGCAGACACGCCCCCCGCACCGCTCGCACGGAGGGGAGCAGCCGGACGATGCGGATCAACCCGCGCGCCTGCGCCGCCAACGGGCGAGGGACCAAGGACCCCCCGCCCGATTCAGACCGCTTACGAGGCGGCGAATTTCAGCAGCTTGATGGCCGAGAAATCGGTCACGTCGCCGCCCACGCGCTTGGTGGCGTAGAACAGCACATGCGGCTTCGCGCTGAACGGATCGCGCAGCACGCGCAGATCGGGACGCTCGGCCACGGTATAGCCCGCGCGGAAGTCGCCGAAGGCCACGGCATGCGCGTCGGCGGCGATGTCAGGCATGTCCTCGGCAATGAGCACCGGGTAGCCCATCAGGCGCGCCGGCTCGCCGGCCGCCAGACCATCCGACCACAGGAAGCGGCCATCACCGTCCTTCATCTTGCGCACGGCGCCGGCGGTCTTCGAGTTCATCACGAAGGCCGCATTGGCGCGGTAGCCCGCCTCCAGCGCATAGACCAGATCGACGATGGCATCGGCCGGGTTCGACGCGGCGAAATCGCCGGCCGCACCCGTCGCGACATAGCCAAGCTCGCCCCAAGTCTCGGTGCCATTGGCGACGATGTCATGGTCGAGGAACCCGCGCGGCTGGTCGGTGCCGGTGCCGTTGATGAAGGCCGCAGCCTCGGCGCGGGCGAATTTCATCGCGATGCGCTCGGCCAGCCAACCCTCGACGTCGAAGGCGGAATCCTCGAGCAGCCGCTGCGAGGCCTTCGGCATCGCCGACAGCTCGTGCAGCTTGATCGAGATGCGGTCGATGGCCGCGGTGCCGGTCTCCGTCAGCGTCGAGGCTTCGTTCTCCCAGCCCGAACCCACATCGCCATGGTCGACCAGCACGTCGAACGAGCCCGCCTCGACCGCCACGACACTGGCGATGGCGCGGATCGAGGCCGAGGCGTCGAGCACCGCATGGATGCGCTCCGAGGTCTGCGGATCGACGAGGTAGCCGCCCTCGGCATTGACCGCCGTGTTCAGGCCCTTGCCCTCCAGCACCAGCCCGCGCAGGCCGTCGTCATCGCCCTGACGCAGATAAGCGTCGAACGCCTTAAGGTGCAGACCTTCGCCCGCGTCAGCCTGAGCCAGCACGGGGCGGGCGGTCTTGGTGGTGAATTTGCGATCCAGCATGGTCAGTCGCTCGTCCTGTTCTTTCAGATTGCCCATCACGTCGGCGCGGAAGGTCTTGATCTCGGTCACGAACCCGTCCAGCGCCGTCTTCAGCTGCGCGGCCTCGTCGCCGGGCTGCGCAGACTTCATCTCGACCGTCTGCTGGCGGCCGGGAGTGTCGCTTGTCATCGCATCCATCCTTTCATGCATGCCTTGCACGGGCTCCCGACAGGCAACCCGCCCCCACCGCGCGGAAGTCCCCCCCGCGCGCTGTTCCATCCCGAACCGGGAAATTCAGCGCCGCAGCGCGTCGGTCGCAGCCTCGATGCCGGCCGCAAAAGCTCGCAGCAGCCCGTCCGACTTGGCCGAGACGCGCGCCGCCGGCAGCATCGGGAAGGTCACCAACGAGACCTCCCAGAGCTCCAGCTCGATCAGCTTGCGGCCCCCGTCCGGCAGCTTCTCGGCGCGGATCGTGCGATAGCCGATGGACAGCCCGTCCACCGCGCCCGCCGCCATCAGCGCCGCCGCCTCGCGGCCCTTGGCCACATCGGTCAGCAACCGGCCCTTCACGCGCAGCCCATGGTCGTCCTCGACCACCTCGTCCCAGATGCCGATCGGCTGTGCCTGATCGTGCTGCCACAGCATCCGCACCCGACCCTCACGCGCTGCCAGCCGCTTCAGCGAGGCCGCATAGGCCCCCGGCGCGACCACATCACCGCCCTGATCGCGCAGCCCGAAGACGGAGGCATAGCCCTCGATCACAGAGCCCTCGGCCCGCACCAGCCCCGGCTGATGAAATTTCGTTTCCAGAGAGAGCATCCCCGCCTCCTCAGAATTGCGTCGCCAGAAAGGCCAGCGCGCCATGCACCACCACGCCCGAGGCCACGCCGTACACCGCCAGCCACAGCCGCTTTTCCAGCCGCACGAGGTCTTCCTCGATCTTGCCCAGCCGGAAATCGAGCCCTGCGCGGCGCTCTTCCTCGACCCGCTCCTGCGCGTCGATCCGCGCCTGCGCGAGGTCGAAACTGTCGTAGAGGAACCGCGACCCCCCCACGCTCTTGCGCTGCGCACTCGCCATCACTCCGCCTTGGGCGGCAGGCCCAGCATCGCGCGCTTCTCGGCCTCGGTCAGGAAATCCGCCTCGCTGACCCGGCGCCATTGCGCCTCGCGCTCGATGGACAAGGCCGGAACCTGATCCAGATCGGGCCGCAACACCAAGGAGGCGCCCAGAAAGCCCGACAGCCAATGCGACAGCGCATCCGTCAGCTTCGCCGCCATCGGCAGCACGGTGAGCCGGTAGAACGCCCGATTGGCCTCCTGGTAATTCGCATAGGTCGCATCGCCCGGGATACCCAACAGCATCGGCGGCACCCCAAACGCCAGCGCGATCTCCCGCGCGGCGGCTTCCTTGGTCTTGTGGAATTCCATGTCCGAGGGGCTGAACCCCATCGGTTTCCAGTCCAGACCGCCCTCCAGCAACATCGGCCGCCCGGCATTGCGCGCGCCCTGATGGTGCATCTCCATCTCGTGCTGCAGGCGCTCGAACTGCTCGTTGGTCAGCCCGCCCTGCCCGTCCGGCCCGGAATAGACGATCGCACCCGAAGGCCGGGCCGCATTGTCCAACAGCGCTTTCGACCAGCGCGAGGCCGAGTTATGCACATCAATCGCCGTCGCCGCCGCCTCGACCGCCGACAACCCGTAATGGTCGTCGAGCGGATGGAAGGCCCGGACATGGCAGATTGGCGCGGCCTCGTCGGTCATGGTGAAGCGGTGCTTGCGCCCGCCGACCGCGTAATCATAGCCCGCTGGCCAGCCATCCGCGCCCGGCACCACCGACATCCGGTCCGAGCGCAACACATGCAGCTCGCCCGGCAAACCGCCCTCCGGTGCGGCCACGGCCTCCAGATAGGCGTTGCCCGACAGCAGAAGCTGGGCATAGGCCGCCTCCAGAAACTCGGCCCGCCCCTGCGCCGGGTTCGGACGGCGCAGCAGGTCCAGCACCGGATGCGCCTCGTAGCGGCCGTCGCAATCCTGCAGCACCAAGGGCAAGGCGGCGGCGGCTTCCGACAGCAGTCGCACCACGCGGAAGCCGACCGGGTTACCCTGAAACCCCGCGCGGGTCAGCGAGACCGTGTCCCGCGCCGTCCAGCGCACCCCGCTGGCCCCCTGCGCCACGAGGCGGCCGGCGCCAGCGCCCCCGAACCCTGCCGTCAGCGGCCCCACGGCCGAGGCCTTGGCCTCGGGCACCGCATGGGCCCCAGTGTTGGGCTTGCGAAAGAAGTCGAACATGCCTCTGCCTCCTCGTCCTGCGGCACCTGCCGATCCCGAAGGATCCACCGCATCGGCCTTGGAGCGCAGTTATGAGCGACAGGCCTTACCATCGCGCGAGGTCACCGTGCGCTGCCACCACCGACACGCAACACCCCCGACGGAAAAGGGAGACCGAAGCCCCCCTCCCCCTTTCACAACGACCGCGCCCGTGGTGCCGCCACCGGCCTCGGGGCCGAGATCATGAGCTCGTGCAGGGCCCAGACCAGCGCATCCACCCGGTCAGGGCTACCAGTGCCGTGAAAGCCCCGCGCCGTCATCTGCGCCATCTGCTCCTCCAGCGCGCCGAGCCCCGGAAGATGTGCGACCCGCCCCTGCTCATACAGCGCGGCGACCGGCTCGGCCCGCGCGGCCTTGCCCTGCCGCGCATGCACCGCCTTGACCGGCACCAACGGGTCCACCTGCCGCAGAACGCTGGCCACCAGATCCCCGCCCTGGTTCACCTCGGCCACCAGCCGATCAGCCCCGTGCCGCTGCATCGCCGCGATCGCTGCCTGCGCCCAATCCGTCGGGCTGCTGGCCCGCAGGCTGGCATCCTCCAGCACCACCGCCCGCCAAGTCTCGGGTGGCCCCTCGGTCACCGCGCCGACGGCAACGATGCCGCACAGGTCCGAGGCCTTGCCGCCGCTCACGGCCGGATCGACGGCTACGACCACCCGGCTGAACGCGGGCAGCTTCGTGGTCCGGCAGCCGTCCAGCAGGGCCTGCGGGAACAGCGTTCCCTCGACATCCTCCAGCAGCACGCCCTCCAGCTCCTGCCGCCCCAGCCGAGAGCCGCCGTAGCGCGCCTCGACCTCGTGCAAAAACGACCGCGCCAGAAACGCCCGATTGGCCGACGTCGGCGCCTGAGTCTCCACAGTAGAGGGCAAGGCCAGCACCCGCTTCAACACCCCCTCGGCCCGGGGTGTGGTGGTCACCACGCAGCGCGGATCGTCGCCCAGCCGCAAAGCGAACTGCAGCTGGTCCCAGGCCTCTTCGGACTTCTTCCACTTGCCCAATTCATCCGCCCAGGCCGCATCGAACTGCGGGCCGCGCAGGGCCTCCGGCTCGTGCGCCGAGAACAGCTGCGCCACCGCGCCATTGGGCCAGACCAGCCGCTTGCGCGTGGCCTCCCAGACCGGGCGCCGGTCGGGCGGCGAACAGGCGAGGATCCCGCTCTCGCCGAACACCATTACCTCGCGCGCCTGATCCAGGGTCTCGCCGACCAAGGCCACGCGCCGGGCACGGCCGGGATCCCGCGGGCCCGCCCCCTCGACCTGCGCGCGCACCCATTCGGCCCCGGCGCGTGTCTTGCCCGCCCCGCGCCCGCCCATGCAGACCCAGCTGCGCCACGCGCCCTCGGGCGCCACCTGATGCGGCAGCGCCCAGAAGTCGAACAGCCACGGGAGGGCCAGCAGTGCTTCCCTACTCAACCCGGCCAGAAAGCTCTCCCGGATCGTTTGCGGCGCGCAGGCGAGCCATTCGGCGTCGCACCTCGGCCCCTGCGGCGGCGAGATCCAGCTCTCCGTCGCGTCGTCCCTCATCGCGTCCGATCTTCTCAAGTTTTGCCCGCTCAC